ATCTATGCTAAAATATAAAGAAAGATATGATTTAAATTTTATTAATCTAGGATATGAAAAAGATTTATCTGATACTGTAAAAGCACATGGTGTTGATTTTACTAGAGATGTTTTATTAAAACTAATTAAAAAATTAATATGAATGATAGAAGATTAGAAAATAGTGCACGTGAAGCACAAGATGTTATTTCAAATTTAATTGATTCTATTGAAGAACTTGAAGATATAATATTTACATTAGAAGCTAGTCAAGAAGAATTAAAAGAAAAATTAGATGAAGCTGTATTAGATAATATTGAACTTAAGCAACAATTAATTGATCAAGCAATAGATTTAGGAGAATTAGTTAAACTACATACATCATTATATTTATAAAAATATGAGTTGGATATATAAAGGAGTAGAGTTTACTCAAACTAATATCCCGGAAGGTGCCATAGGATTTATTTATCATATGTCTGTAATATTAAATGGACACACTTATGCTTATATTGGTAAGAAGAATTTCTTTGCTAATATTAAAAAACCTATGGGTAAGAAAGCATTGGCCATGAGTACAGATAAAAGATTAAAGAAATATACTAGAGAGTTAAAACCTAATTTTGAAAATTACTATAGCAGTAATCAACAATTAAAGGAAGCTCACAAAGCAGGATGTGTAATCAAAAGGGAAATTCTAGTAATTTGCTATTCAGCAATGGAATTGACTTATCAAGAGTGTAGATATTTATTTTGCAATGACTGCATAATAGATGATAAATACTTAAATTCTAATATTTTAGGAAAATTTTATAGAGGAAATATTAAGTTTTAGTTGTTTTTAAAGTAAAACACCTTATCTTTACATTAAAATTTAGTTTCTAATATGAAAACAGGTATTTATAAGATCTTGAATAAGATCACAGGTAAATTTTATATTGGTTATTCTACTAATATACAAGCTAGATGGTATAGTCATAAATCAAAACTTAGAAGAAAATTGCATGCAAATAAGCATTTACAATATGCTTGGGATAAATACAGTGAAGATAGTTTTGATTTTATTATTGTTGAAGAATGTTCAAAAGATAAGTTATGTGAAAGAGAACATTTTTATATAACATTACATAAACTTACTAATAGAACTATAGGTTATAATATTGAACCTGGAGATCCAAAGCATCCTGTAAGAAAACCCTCAAAAACAGAAATAGCAAAATTTGTTAAAGGAAATAGTAAGTTAGTTAAATGTTTAACTTGTGGTAAGGAAGTAAATTATCCTAATTATTGTAAATATCATGGTGAAAACTGTGGAAAAAAAGTTGTACACACCAAAGAAACTAAACTAAAAATTTCAAAAAAAGGTAAAGGTAGAGTAGTATCTGAAAAAAGTAGAGAAAAAACTAGATTATCTATGTTAGGTAGAAAGTATTCTTTGGATCATATTCAAAAAATGAAAGCTAATAAAATTAAGTTTAAACATACTGAATTTACTAAAGAAAAAATGAGAAATAATCCTAATAGAAATATTAAAGTTTATCAATATGATTTAGAAGGTTTGTTAGTTGGAGAGTATAAAAGCATAATTGAAGCAAGTAAAATAACAGGTATTGCAGTTTCAACAATTACTAAACATTGTAAAGAAAATATAAACTTTAACAGTGGTTTACAATACAGATGGTCTTATACTAAATACTTAAATTATGAACTTGCTCTTCCTTTTAGAGTTAAAATGATGGATAAAATTACAGAAGAAGAACTGAAAAAATTTAAAACTGTAAAAGAAGCTGCTGATTATTTAAAAGTTTCTCCTGGTTCAATTTATAAATGCTTAACTAATGAGAATCAATCAACAGCAATAGGATATAAATGGATGTATATATAACAAGAAAGTACAATAAGTACTTGGAGATTATTAACCTTTAAATTAGAATAAGGTTTTACAAAACAAAATAATTATGAGTAGAAAAGCACCAACCATCTCATTAGATGAATTTAAATTAAAAATGAGTAAGTATATTAAATCTTGTGATGACCCTACTTATGGAGATGATGAAGAGTTTCCTTATAACTTACCTTTAATAGTATTAGATTCTGATTTAATAAAAATTGAATTTGATTTTGAAAATTGCTGTATAGGTGAAAATAATGAAAGTTATAGTGGTTACCCATGTGGGTATAAAGTATTACCATCAGGAATTCCTGTTTTATTAGTTAATGCTGGAGGTGATTGGGAGTTTCCAATTTGTTTTGCATTGTATTTTGATGGTAAAGGAATTAGAGGTTATATACCAACTAAAGGTAATGTATTTGATAAAACAAATAAATGTGCTTATGGTAATTCTGCAGAAGAAAGTCTTCAAACAGTAGTTAACTCAGATGATATCATTAATGATATAAATACAAGAATTCAAATAAAATAAGTATGAATGAACAAGAAATGCAAACTTTATTATTGAAGTTGACTGATATGGGTATTACAGGAATTAATGTATATTATGAAGGTAGTGGAGATGATGGTTCTATAGAATTTATAGTATACTCAACAGAGCCAAATTTAGATTTTGAAGATATAATGGATATTGATGGTTGGGATGTAAGAAATCATTTAGAAGTTGAGTTATATAAAAGTCTTGACGATTTTGTTAATGAAACAATTCTTAATGATATTGAAGATTGGTATAATAATGATGGTGGTTATGGTTATGTATGTATAAAAATACCTTCAGGAGAATATAAAATATTTAATAGTATTAGAATAACTGAAATTGAAAGTTATGAACATGAAGGTGATTTAATTAATAAATCTTTACAATAATGGCACATCCTTTAGAACATTGTAAGTCATCTGTAAGAAGATGGAAAGGTCAAATATCTGAATATCAACATATTCATGAATGGCTAGATGAAACTAAAGCTTGGGTAGGTCATAGTATGCATAGAATGTTCCGTCACCATAGTGAAGGTATATTTGAATGTGAAAAAATATTTGGCAAAAGCTTTATAAATTCAGATGGTAAAACTGTATATACAAGATATGTTGCTGAACAACATGTAAAAGAAGATTGTAACGGATATATTCCAAGTGCAAAAGAATGGGTAGATATGATTGTAAGTGGTAAACTTGAAACATGGGCAATTAAAACATTAAAAATTGAGGACTGATGGCAAAAATAATAATGGGAGTTGAAGAAATATTGAATTTAAAATCAATGTTGAGTTCAAGTGATGATGATAATAAAAATATAGCTTTTATGGCTATTGAAAATTCTGATATAAAAAATTCTGTTAATGCACTATTTATATTATATAAATTTGTGGCAGTATCAGCAAAAGAATGGAAAACAAATTGTCCAAAAATGATTAATCATTTAGAGACATTAAAGTTTTTAGAACCATTAGGTGCTGCAAGTAGTAGTGCACCAAGTATGCCTGTAGTATTTCATAAACTACTTCAAAATAAAGCTAATAAAGATATTATGCTATTATTTTTAGATTTACATAATAAACATTTAATGGATGTTATGAAATCTTGGGGATATCCTACTGATAAATTTGAATTATCAATGAAACTTAATGATAATGCAGAATAAAGAAGATTCTCTAGCTAAGATAAGTAAAAATCTTATTTTAGCTGAACCATTTTATGGTTTCTTATTAATTATGTTAAATAAAATATGGAACAAAAGAGTTGTTCCAACAGCCGGTGTAAGTAAAAATGGTATTAATTACCAGTTGGCTATAAATCCAGATTTTTGGGAAACCTTAACTGATGACTATAAGTTTGGAGTACTAAAACATGAGCTTTTACATATTGCTTTCTTTCACCTTACAGATTATCATAATTATTCTGATAGAAAATTAGCTAATATAGCAATGGATATGGAAATCAATCAATATATTGATGATAAATTCCTTCCTACTAAAGAGTTAAGTCGTGATGAATGTGAAACTTTAATACAACCTATTAAAGATAAGATTAAACAAGGAAAAGAAGATGGTAGTTTAAGTACAGAAGAAATACATGCTCTTATTAAAAGTTTACCAATGAGAGGTATCTTTATTAAAGACTATGAAGATCTTAATCTTGATCTTAAAGCAGGTACTAGATA